TCAGCCATCTCCATAGTAATATAAAGAACATTCTTACCAGCAAGTAATGCGTTGGCTGCCATATGACACTTAACAAGTGATTTACCACCACCTGTTGTCGCCAATAGCACAGTCATAGATTTACGAGGTAAGCCACCCTTAGTAATCTTGTTTAATAGATCAATGTCGAATGGAATACGTTCTTCTTTCTTATGATAGAAATCGTATCGAGCTTCATAGTCTTCAAGGAAGTCGTGACCTACGCTTGTATCAAAGCTGATACTCAAAGAATCTTGAAGCAATCCTGGCAATGCATCTTTACCGAGAGTAGATTCAGTGCCATCCACTACCAGGATTGCTTTTCGAATTGCGTTAAATAGATCTCGATCTTGACAGAACTTCTCGGTCTCAGATACGAGCCAATCAAAGTCTGTCTGTTCATCGACTTTGAGTTGGTCAAGGCTCGCCATCACATTTTTGTAACTATCTTCATTTAGATCTTTACGCTTATCAATGACGAGTTTGAGAACCTCCACGGATGGAGGCTCCCGATACTCTTCTACATACTCAGAGTATGCATCGAATATTTTTTGAAGATTGCCATCTTCGAAGTAATCCTTTTTGATATAAGGATATACTTTACGAAAATAATCTTCGTTGTAAACAAGGTTAGATACTACTGTATTCTCAATCATCTTCTACCACTTCTTCTAGCACTTCATTATTGGTTTCGTCGTCTTCACGCATAATACTACCGGATGCACCGATGGTAAACGCGTCTTTAATATATTTAGAAAAATTTGTCTTCTCTAACATATTAAGCCAAAACTCAGAATTGTCAACAATTTCTTTTGCTCGAAGAAGTTTTTCGGAAAGAAGCTCGCCTGTTTCAGGATTTACTGCTTCATACCAACCAACCTTTGGTTTGCGTAGATAACCACCAGCTTCGGCGATTTCCATCAAACCAGACCATTTGACGATACCACCTTCCCAAGATACTGAGATTGGAATCTTAGATTTCTCTTTTACATGGCGAGACTTTTCGATGTTAATCACAAAGTGGTAGCCTGTAATTTCTGTGCCAACCTTTTCTTGACGTCGACCAATGATCCAAATAGCATCTGCTGAATAGTAGATACCTGTACCACCTGATACAACATCCTTAGGAAACAGACCAATCTCTTTATAAGTGTGATTGACTGCGATAAGTGGAATGTCTTTAAGATTGAGATGTGGTGTAACAATGCGGAACAAAGATTTAAGAGCTTTTGCACGAGACATATCAGCAACTGATTTACCGTCAAGTGCATCTTCAACTTCTTTCTTAGATGCAAGGTTACCAACTGAATCGATAACGATCATGACTTTGTCGCCTTTATCGATCTTATCCAGCTGTTGTGTAATATCAAACTTAAGCTCTTCAGCATTTGTAACTGGCGTGTGTACTACACGATTCATATCAATACCAAAGGATTCAAAGTATGCTTGAGGTGTACCAAACTCTGAATCATAGAACAGAAGAACTGCATCTTCATTCTTTTTCAAATAAGCAGCTGCCATTAGAAGAGCAAAAGCTGATTTAAAGTGCTTTGATGGACCAGCCAAGACCAAAAGGCCAGGACTTACACCGCCATCGATACGACCGGACAGCGCCACATTCACCATAGGAACTGACGTTGGAGCCATATCTTTCTTACCAAAGACTTTCGATTCCGCAATGGGAGCCGTCATCTTAATAGTAGAATTTTTTACCAATTTGTCTAATAGACTCATTTTAACTTCCTTCAACAATAGCCATCAATTTTGTTTTATAGGCTTGGATCTTGGCAACTCGATCCGGCCAATAGATAGTTGATTTATCCGAGTTCTTACATAGATTATCTAAGAACGGCGTGATAGATTTGTATAGAAGTTCTAATCGGTATTCGAAGTCGTCTGCAGCTACTTTAGCATCATTGAGTTGATCTTCAAGTGATTGCTTTTCGCTGCTGACTTCTTGAATCTTTTGTTCGGCTTCAGCTTCTTTTTCTTGAAGCTCTTCATCAATAAAGCTGAAGCCGAAATCAAAGTCTAGAACTTCTTCGTAGACTTTATTAGCCATTAGCTAGCTCCTTAAAGATTGACAGATCGTCATCGTCATCATCCATTGAAAGATTAGACGCGGGCTCAGGTGCAGCGGCAGGCATAGTCGGTTCAGGGGCCGCAGCAGCTTGATTACCCATTTTGCTTAGATCAAAATCGTCATCATCTTCAGCAGTGGTTGGTGTTGATGGTTCTTCATCAAGCGCAAGTACTCGATAAAGTTTAGCCTTCAATTCAGAGTATGATTTGAAGTTCTTCGGATCTGTTAGTTCCTGCAATGAGTGCTCTTCATTATAGATGCGCTCAAGTTCAGCATCATCTTGTGATAGAGCAGAAGGAGAATCAAACTCAGACTTATCATAGTTTGGATAACCTTCGAACTGACGGATCTTAAGGCGGAAGTTAGCGCCTTCCCATAGATCAAATGGATTTACAGGATTTTCATCTTCGAACTGAGGATTCATCAAATCGTTCAGCTTGTCGAAGATCTTTTTACCGAACTGATAAAGGAATACTTTACCGTCGTTTTCTGGATTTGCACCATCCTTAATTACCTGGATGTTTGCAACGTACTTCAGACGTCGCTTTTGCTTACGCGCAAGTTCCTTGTCTGAATCAATACCAGAATTCCACAGCTTAGAGTTATACTCAGAAACTGGATCATCTTGGTTGATTGTAGTAAGGGAGTTTTCGATGTACCATAGACCTGTTGGGCCTTGGAAACCGTGATCCCAGATGCGTACGAATGGCATTTCTTCACCAGCAGGTGCGGGCAAGAAACGAATAATGGCAAAACCATTACCAGCTTTATCGCGGGTAGGCTTCCAGAATTTACCTTCGTTGGGATCTTGATAGCTCGGCTTAGAAATTTTCTCGAGCTGGGCGTTCAGTTTGTTAAGTGAAGATGAACGGTTCTTCTTTAGCGCGTCAAATGACATATGCATATCTCCTTGTATTGCGTTGTATATTTAGTTTTGCGATATATGTGTCGAATTGCTCCGACCATATATTTATATCAGAAAAAACGTTTTTTGACAATATTTTTAAACTTTTTTTCGTCAATCTCTAAGAAAGGTCGATACTTCCTTATGAGTCTTATTATATCACCTGCCACGATTTTGTCAACTATTTTTTCATCCCAATAGGGAAATATGTTGGCAATCGTGGAGAAGATAGTAATTGTTTCAAGCGTAATCTTCTTCTGTAGGTACATCGTCATTACGAGAGGATGTTGCCCGTTTACAGATGTGAAGTTGGCTTGGTAGTTGTCGTCAAGTTGGTTTAGATCTGACGTGAATATGCGAGACAAGGAATCCATCTTCCTTTGCCAATCTACATATCGATCTTCACCTTCTTGCTCTAGCACTTCGCGAATCCATACATTAGGCTTTACTATCATATTAGATAGCATAAGCTTTTCAGGATCGTCTCTATGTGAAAGCTTTTCGAAAAAATAGGCGTCATTACGCGTACGAAACTTATCGTAAGACGCTCTTATTTTTCCATTGTACTTGTGATAGTCATAACCATCAGATGTGAAATGTTTCTTCATTGCAAGGTACTTTACGTACCACTGAAATGATTCCTCATTCGCATAACTTAGTGATGTCCGGATCATCCTGTATTACCATTCTCAAAGCAACGCCTTCTGATCGTACTTTTTCTTTTAAGATCGAAGACTTTTTCACAATATCAGCTACTGTTTCAATTTCCAATTCGTTAACACGTGCATATTCGACAAGCGCATCAATGTAGTTGACGCCTTTTGCAAGCATCTCAGATATTTCATGGTGAACTCTTTCTGGAGTTCGTGGTGTTACAATCATAAATTTATCCGTTTAAAGTTTTAATTCCAGCAAGCCAATTTTGTGCTGCTGATTCTGCCCAGTGGATGTTCTTTCCTTCATACACTTCTTCTTTTATAAACTCTTCGTTAATAAAGAAGCGGACACCGGCTCCACCTTCCGTTTCAAAATATTCGGCTTTAAGCCGTTTGCCTGATTTTTCCTGTATTAGCTGTCCCAAGTTTCGCCTCCTTCATTTCTTTAATATGTGACGTAGCTTTCGTGCTGCCACATGATTTACAATATGCTACATAAACATTAAACCTGTGAGGACCAAACATAATGATTGTATTCCCACTTGTTGGTTCTATATTATCACAACAGCCACTGATTGTCAACGGTTTATTTGAAATTTTTTCCAAGGCGATCTCCTATACGCTAAAATTAACACTTACTCCGCATCCACATGCAGATTGAGCATTGGGGTTTCTGATCTCAAAATTAGAACCAACTAGGCTCTTTACATAATCAAGCTCCGTTCCAACAAGATATATCATTGCATGACTTTGAACGATAAGGTTACCATTATCGCACTCAACTATCTCGTCTCCGTCTTCCATATCTTTTTCTTGAGCGGTTCCCCACTCGTATTCAAAGCCAGCACAGCCGCCACCTTTAATACCAAGTGTGATCGCA